ACCCGATCCAGACGAGTCAACCCCCGTAAACGACGGGAAGTCGTTCTCTAGATAACCTTGAATCGTTTTGAAAAGGGTAGCGTAGTTCATTAGCCCATCTTNTTAGAAGCACCCGTGCCCTTTGTAGCACATCCGGTTCCCCGGACTTTTACCGTTTGGGTGTTAGGTACATTGTTGGGATAGCCGTTGTGCGTGTCTTTAACAGGCACAGGCGTTGGCATTTTGCTGTGTTTCATTTTGCCCCCATCTTGTATTTGAAGGAAGGTGACTTCTGGTTAGCAATCTTCGCCATGTTCCGTCCAAGTTTTTTCATCTCAAGATTGGTTTTACCGCCTTTACGAAAGGTCGGCTTTTTACCAGGGTGCATGTTCTTCTCATGCGCTTTAACTGCTGCTTTGCCTTCCATCATAGGCTCCTATGTGACGTTCACAGTAACAGTGCCCAGCGTAATGCCCAGCACAAGATTGTTTGGCGTTAGTCCTGTGTCGTAGGCTCTTGCCCCACCTACAGGTGCCCATCCCCACTGAATAATTCTACTACCTCCAGAGGGATCTCCGCTACCTAGTTGCGTAGTCGTTGTATTGATCTGCAACCCATTTAAACCTGCAACGCGATATGTCGTATCAGGACGGGGATTACGCAATGCCTGTGGGTCATCCACAGGATACATACCAAGCTGCAACTGCGGTTGATCGGGTTCCCAACACGTAGGACAGACTAAGATATTAACGTTCTTAGTCTTAATAACAATCTCACGAAGTTCTTTCAGTTTGTACCGAAAGCCGCACCTATCGCACTGCGATATGGCCCACTTACCTGATGCAAAGCGATTAGGCATATCAGTAGAACAACTGCCGTGGTGCTATCCGCAAGGGTGCTTTCTCGCGGTCTTCATCTAGTGCAAGCATTAACTGCTCGTCGTACATCTGTTTAAGCATGGGGGTGCGCTGAGNNGTTTCGGGGCTTTTTAACGAAATATAGTACGCAAGCCCTGCTACCATGCAGTTGAGTAAACGAAACGGAATATCTTGAACATTTACCCCGATACCTGCGTCCTGCATACGTCGTAGTCGCCAGTACACAAAGGTGTAGTAGTTGTCTTGGTCTGGTGCAGGCCATACATTGATCGAAGGTAAATTTTGAAGTGTTATCGCTGCCCCAGTCGTATGCGACGCTGCGGTGGTGTTGTTTGACCCACGAACGCAGTAAATAAGATCATTACCACTAACTGCTGAGTAGGCAATTGTCTCGCTATCTATCTTGATAAACCCAGCAGAAGGTAAATTTGCAGTGCTTGATACCGTTATCGTTGTAACGCTAGAGTTAATAGTCCCATTTAACGTAACGCTCGTGGTGTTGTACTGACCGGTCTGCCTGTTAACCCAAACTTGAATGGGTCTACCTTGAGCATTTTTATTCGGTATGGTGGCGTAAGTATCGACTGAGATACGGCTGATATTAATGTCTGTCTGAGGTATGCCTGACTGTGTACGTACAACCTGCTCGATGAGATCTACTGTGTCTACAGGAAGCGGATAAATGATATTTGCAGTTGTTAACGAGATCTGACCCTGCTCAATCGTCCACAGATTAATACCTCGATTAGCCCACTCAGTAAGCATGAAGTTAAGAGAACGCCTAGCCGTGCGGTGTTCGTACCCAGTACGCACCTCAATACCGCACCGATCATAAGCCTCTTCAATCAGCTCATTGAGATCTGGGTTAAATGCAACGGTGCCTGATGTAGTCACTTCATCCCTCGAAGCGTTTTAGCAAGTCTAGCTCTTTGCCCAAGTTTGCCCGGAGCCTTAGTAGCTTTATCAAGCATCTTCGCAGGAATCGGCTTTTTACCTTTAATACCAAGCTGTTCACGAAGTGCTCCCGGTTTAGAGATTGCCTTCTGAATCCATTTCTCAGCCATTATCGGTACCTCGCGGTCTTAGAAGCAATGCCTTTTGGTTGCTTGACGAATTGCTTTCCCGAGCGTTTTCCAGCGCGTTTAGCTCTTGTTGTCGCAGCGTACTCAGCAGGTGTAAGAGCATTGATTGCCGCCTCTGGGAGATACCGCTCGCCAGTTGCTTTTGAACCCTGTGTGCTAGGTTTGCCACTCTTGGTCCTCCACTTCTGATCAGTCCAATTCTTCAGACTCTGCTGAGGTGCTTTAAGAGCCATCACCATAACTCCCGAAAGCTTCTAAGTATTCTACGGCGTTTTTAAGCGTGGATACACTATCTTTAAACATCCCAAGTGCTCTATTGCATTGCTTACACAAAACGCCCCTGAACTCACCTGTTTCATGGTTGTGATCTATGGCGCTGTCGATCAGTTCAATTTCTGTTTTACAAATTGCACAGCATTCTTCCTGACGTTCATACCTATCAACCAATTCTTCTGGTGTTATACCCCTTCTGGCGCACCGTTTAGCCAAAGTCCAACTATCTTTAGCTCTGTACTCCCTAACACGTTCTGGGTTATTTTCTGTCCAACGACGATGCTCTTTGAATAAGCAAGTATTACAACGGCTTTTTAGTAAGTGTGTTTGCGACCCGCCTCTATTTCTAAAAGAAGTTAAAGGCTTTTCTTCCCCACACATCGAACACCGCTTAATCTCGATATCCACCACCACGAGCCTTATATTTCATAGCTAATAACTGACTTTTTCGAGCTGACCACTGCCCCGGCGCACCACCTTTACCACCAGCTTTGATGCTGTTGAACAATGCTTTACGCATCCCCGGTTTGGTGTAATTACCAGCTTCGTTCACACGGGACTCGCCACCTTTAGAAAACGCCGTGAAATCGGTGTCATCCCGCCGAGCTTTAGTAACCGGCTTGGGCATCTTGGAGGCGCGGATCGCCCCCATCCCGCGTGAGGCCATCATCTCAGCACTTCCCGCCGCCAGCCATTCTTACTTGCATAGCACGGGTCTTACCTTTTTTGGCAATACCATCAGCAGATTTATGTCCAGCAGCAAGACCACCACCCGCGTAGGCTTTGGCTTTACCACCTTTCTTCATACCTGCTTCGGCCATTTCATGCTTAATCATGGACTTGGGAGCGCCCTTTTTCTTCATGAAACCAACTTCTTTAGCCATCATTGCTTTCGATTCTTTCATGTCACCACCTCTTGAAAATTTCCGACCTTCGTCGGCTTTAACAAAGTCTTTACCTACAGACTGGGGAATACCTACTTTCTTTGCAAACTTAGGGTTGTTTGCCACCGCTGCCATCAGGTTGTGCTGCTTGCGGCTCGTCGATGGCATTATTGTTTCGCTTTAGCAAGTTGGTCAATTTTTGCTTCAAGCCGCTCAAAGCCTGCATCGAAGCGTTCCATAATTCTTTCAAGGTCCGCACGAACCTCTGCACGAGTGATGTGATCACGAGCGATTTCCTCCCTCGTTTTGTTGAGCAGAATCTGGATACGTTTCTGCTCGTCGGATGCGTTTTTAAGCATCAACATGACCAAGGCCACGAAGAACGATGTGACCAGATTCCAAACTAAGACCCCAGTATCCATTTAACACTTCCAAGCCCTTAGTGATTTGTTAATACGACTGTTTGGGTCATTAGCAGTCTTGGCACTCGTAAGCTTCTTCTTCATGCCTTCCATCCTGGCACAAAATGACTTTTTACGAGGGCCACCCTCTGGCTGAGGTGCTTTTAGCCCAGGCTTGCCCGGATTAGCTGCGTTATACGAAGCTCGACCCTTGGCGTTCAAACCGCCTTTTGGGTTCTTGCCTTCCTTGCGCTGCCATGCAGGTGACTTAGCCATAGATCAACGTAATTGAAGTAGTGTTAGTGACGGTGCCATGAAGTCCTACAGAAGCAAGAATTCCTTCACCGGGGATCAAAAACATACTATTACCTGTAGTGGTATTTGCAGGTGTGTTGAAGGTAATTAGGATCGGCCCCGTAGCGCTACCGTCACGAATAACGACAGACCCCGCAGTTGTACCATTTACTGCGTAAATTGACTTGATCCTTGCGCGTGGAACCGCTAAGCCATTCTGGTTTAAAAAGTTGCCAGTAGACGTTAGCGGTTGGGTCGCAAAGACATCATATTGCATGGATGCCATGCGGACCTCCTATTAGGACGCAGTGGTTATAGCAATCCAAGTACTTGAGCCGCGAACATAGATACGGTCATTTGTAGTGGTGCCGTCGGTACGTAAATACAGCGAGCCTTGAGCTGCCGATATACTAGGAGCACCAGAACCAACGTAAATACCTAAGTTAGCGGTTGAAGACATTGCAAAAGAAAGCATACCGCCAGCCGTAGGTGCAGTGCCGCTATCTGCCGTTACATTACCGGTTGCGCTAACAGTTGTTGCAGTGACATTTCCAGTCACATTACCTACGAACCCATTGTCAGATATGACTGGGCCACTAAAGGTTGTATTCGCCATTAGATCCTCACATGCGATATCGGTGTATTAGTCTGCATGTCGTCAGCCGGGACTGTCTAATACA